GTGCGAGGCCACGCGTTGGACGGTAGGGGTCTTAGGAGACTCCTTAGCCGGGGCTGGGGCACGTGCCTTAATCTTTTTTTCTTTTTTGCCAAACAAAATACGTCGCATCTCTTGAACTCGGTAATGTATTCCTTGCCGTGTAATGTCCGGGTACTGCGAGCACAATTCTCCGTTTGTCATCGCATCAGGCGTACGCAGTACGAGACGCAGAAGCTCCACGTGCAAGCGCACGCTACGCTCGGGCGAACGTTCAAGGGTGAGAAGTATCTTAGAAATAATCTCACGCAATCGCTCACGACTAACGAACGTATCCTCCTCGCTTCTCAGCTCAACGTCCCAAGGATCATAAGCAAAGCACTTGGCATTAGCAAAGATAGGAAATGAGAAACGTTCCTGCGGTTGCTCGCGGTAAGGAATGATACCGAGTGAGCGACACTCTGCCTGCTTAACGAACGTCTGCTTAAAAAACCAATTATCGAACTCACGTTGCTCTTTCGTCGTGCTCATTTGTTTTCATCCTTGTCATCGAGTGCGTCCATAGTCTGCTCGGTAAGGTCGTAGACTAACTCCTGAAGGCAAAGGCATACCATGTTTACGCGCTCAGCGTGCGTACGTCCGAAGCAATGCTTGGCTACTCTGCCGGAGCGTAAGACCGTGAACATAAAGCCAGCGTCGCTAACCTTGCGTAAATCTTTCTTAGCAGCATCGAACGCGGCCTCAGCGTGCTCGTGATCGTGTTCAAAGGATGGTCGATTGTTTGGCGTATCGTCGGACATCAAACCACTAACAGCGAGAGTGCTCAGTCGATGCAAGCGAAGTTAGTCCAGGCTAACGTCAGATGGTCAAACTTGAGCAGGCCGTGTCTCCAAAGTTTTACGCGCTTACTTTCCGTTTGGTCGGGAGTTAATGCGTAACCTTTCTCGTTCCATTGCTTACGGATTACATCTCTCAGCTCACCTGTTTTAATAATTCTCGGTGCACCCTGCATCATCTCGATAAGCATCTCTCTGTTTCTTTTTCCCAAGTCTGTATTTCTTTTAATTAGGCTATCGAGGTTAGCCCGCATAAAGACCGGTTCACTTTGCCACCTTTGTTTCCACTCCCCGGCTATTCGGATCTGATTGCGTTTAACCTTCCAACTCCTCGCGTACTTGCGTTTGTCTTTATTCATCAGATTAAAAGCATACGAGTAGCGTAAGCGTTAAACGAAGTATGCGTTATAATATCTCTACCCTTTAGGGTAGATATTATATAGAGGTGAACTGGCCACCTGAACTGGCCACCTGAACTGCCTATCTCTTGGTGTAAGTTATACATAAGATTGACGAGGATTGGTTATAAGCCGTTTTAGGTCGATGTCCTATCAAGGACTCTCATCGCCAATCAAAACGCTTCTACGGGCTTGCTGGATGGGTCTATTGGCTATGTCTGAGGTCTGTCTCCTCTCCCAAGCGATGCGTCCCTGCACCTTGGAGTGCTGAAGGGGGATGGTGCGGGTATATTGCCCCTGGTCATCCTTGACCCCTGCACGTCCTCCACGCTTAGCAAGTCGCAGGGTGTAGTGCGGTAACTCGTCTTGCCCTTCGAGTGTAGGGTCTTTCTGCAATACCATCGAGGCTCGATGCCAATTGGCGAGGTCGGCAGAGCCTGCCCCTGCGTAGGCTAGATCGGATAGGTTCACCTTGCCCGCGTCCTTCACAGGCTTAACCGTATGGTGAACGGTCATGAGGATGACCCCTGTCTCATCTAACACAGGCTGGATGATGTGGCGCGTGAAGTGCGAGACGGCTTCTTGGTCGGCGATGTCGATACCAGCAAAGCCAAGTAGCGGGTCAATCCACACGATGTCGGCTTGGTGCTTAATGACGAGCTGACGGAGCATAGTCCCAAAGTCCTCTCCGGTGCGGATGGCTTCCCTGTAAAAGTGTACCATGTCAGCCAACGCGGCAACCTCCTGCGATGCCCGAGCGAGGCCGAGAGAGTCAATCGCACCTTGGACGGCTTCTGATACGTCTCCGAGGTCGTTCTCCGATTGGATGATGACCGAACGTAGGCGACGACGAGCGACTGATTTAATTCCAAATGCATCTCGACCCATTGCCCACGACAGAGCCATCTGAGTGCATAGGGCAGACTTACCTGCCCCTGTCTGAGCGATAAGCATACATGAGCCACCCTTGCAGAGCCAGCGATCACCTAGCACAGCGTTCGGGTCTTTTTCTTTTTCAAAGTTAAGCAGGTCATAAAGGGAAAAGTTTTTAGGGCCATTGTCTCCGGCTTTACGCGGTATGGTTTCGGCTTGGATGGCGGCTAGGTCTGCCGAGATTTCTTCGGCGCTGAACATACCGCTTTCCGACTTACGACTGAGCGATGCGATGCGTGCGTCTAGTTTACGCAGGCGGGTTGCTTCGAGTACTGACTCATGCCAGCGTGAGGCCTGTGGCGATACGTGGGTCTGCGAGGTTAGCCCGACGATGCCGTGGATACCGCCAGCCTGCTCTAGTAGGTTTAACTTACGGAGGTAATCGATGAGCACGTCCTCGGCAGCAACTTGACCAGGGAAGGTCGTGGCATCGATGGCAGACCATATCGTCTGATGCTTAGGCTCGGCAAAGTCGGAAGGCTTAAGGTCAGCCTTTAGACGTGTAAGCCAATCAGCGTCGATGAACGCAAGGGCGATAAGGTTTTGTTCCGCTTCGATTGGGAAGCGGTCAGTAGTGGCAGGCATGGCGGGGAGGGGTTGTTGTGTGTTAGCGTTTCGGCTTTGTCGATTTATATTTGCGAGGTGGGCCGTAGAAAGGGATTACGCGAGACTTGTGCATGATGTTTACGCGCTCGAGTGCACCCTCGGCGATGGCCTTCTTAACCATGCGTAGGGTATGGGTCTTAGAGGTGTTCCAAATGGTCATCAGCTGAGGCGTGCTTTTATATCCGGGTGGAACGATGTCGTCAGTGACATAAAAAGACTGCCGCAGTTTAAGGAATAGGTCGTTGGCGTTTTTCATTTGTTAAAAGGCATCTCCCATCTTCCGTTAAACTTGTGGGCCTGCCGGCCTATGTAGTGCTCACCTTTGATAATGAAGGCCATGAACGAGTTTTGCCAGCGTAGGGTAGATGGCCGACGCTCAGCATATTGCAGTTGAGTGTCGCAGGCACAGCCGCAGATCCACACCGCACCGCCACCGCGTCGCTCTAGGTTGTGCTGCTCTGCCCGATGCAAGTGTCCCATTACTAGGCCATGCCCTGGGCCGCTGTTAAATCGGTGCGCCATTTTAAGGATGGCATCGTTACCATGGAAGAAGCCGTGAGTGAATGTCATCGGGCCGATGTCCACGTAGCCCTTCTGCACCGTGTAGGGCTTAACGACCTTGCAACCCGATTGCCGGATAGCCTTGGACATGGCGAGGTCTACATCCTTGAGGGCATCGAGCTTGGTGATGCTGTCGGTATTGTACATGGCATCTCTTACGCGCCAATCGTGGTTACCGTTTAAGAAGTGTGTCGGACTGTACTTGGCTAACCAATCTGCACCTTGCTCGAGGTCGTCTTTGAGTACTGCCCACGAGGCTTCCTTATCTTGATTGGATACGCCCTTTCGAAGTGCGGCTAAGTCCCAATTATCTCCGAGGTGTACGCGGTGAGTAGGATTAAAGTCTTTGCAGAAGTCTAGGACGGCTTGGAGCGTGTCCTGATCACCGTGGTTTCCATGGTTGTCAGCCATTACGACAATGCGTGTCTCGGTGCTCATAAAATAAACATGGCCTCGAGGATGGCCTTGCGTTGCTCACCGAAGCGTCGAGCGTCGATGGTATCGAGACAGGCTGGGCTTCCGACCTTGTAAGTCCGGCAAGCGGTTGGTCGGGTAGCGTAGCAAGTGCATTGACCTTGTGCGCCTAACTTAGGGCAGCGTGACTCGACTTGTATCTGACCTGATCCGAAGCGTGTGCCGCGAGTAAGTAAAAACTCCCGCTCGGTGTCGGAGAGAGTAGCCGATGGAAAGACCAGCGACTCACAGCAAGCACCTTGGCAGATTGAGCAAGGGTCGCTCACGACTGCACCCCCTTGGCGTAAAGCCACGCATCTAAGGCTTTTTCGTGAGAGTCATACATTCCTTCACACTCAGAACATCCCGAACACTTTAGGGCGTCAGCCATCGCATCCCCCGCCTTGCGTAGCCGCTCGTTCTCGGCTTGGAGGGTCACAATTTTATCGTGTAAGGTGTAGTAGCAGGTCAAAGAAGTCCAAGCACCCGAAACATCGACAGCCATATCAGCTTCTTTGTTTTTAATTATAGGACGGTAGCGGACAAGGCTCATCGGTTGGCTTGCTTAGAGATTTTATTTAGCGCGTAACCACCGGGGAACGGCTCATGCTTAGCCTTGCGATAGAGAGCACGTGGGCAAGTTGCCAGCCACTCAGCTCGACGCGGGGAGATGCCCCAGCCTTTAGCCAGGGCGTGCTGCTCGACCGTCAGTTGGTAGACGATCACCGTACGGTAAGTCATGGCACTAGTTTCTTAATGGCTTCGTAGGTCGCTATCAGTCGTGCGTTTTTATCGTAGAGGCTTTCGTACTCCTTACGGTTCTCCTCCTCTAACTCCTCGAGAAACTTAACACGCTCCTTAAGCAGTCGATTATCTTCCATAAGGCCAGCGATGATTTTCTCAGAAGCCTCGACGGCTTGGTTGGCTAAACTAACAGGAATAAGGTAACTCATTTGCTTTCGGTAAGTTTTGTGATTTCTAAAGTGTAACCTTGCTCGCGTGCGTACTCGATGAGGTCGTCGATAGTCCAAATCTCACTGTGTGCGGTTTCCATTAGGCTAAGGGTACGCGAGGTACGGTTGAGACGATTTCGTGCGCCCAATCTTTAATGGCCCCAATCTCTCCGGGTCTAAAGGTCGCCTCGTAACCGATGAAGCACTCTGCCTCGAGGATTTGCATCTGCTTGTCCTCTTCTTCGTTTGCTGGGCCTATGCCCTGGCATCCAATCTTAATGGTGATGACGTTTGCAGGTGCTACGGTATCGACGACGCAACGGTACTCGTTAGCGTATCGCCAATCGGGGATGATGCAGGAGCGTCCCGAGAGGATAGCGTAGCGAGCATAGTCGGCGCACGAGTCGGCAAATATGTTAAGGTTGATAGCCCGCATCGATTTGCCCATGGCGACTAGCAGATCACGGTTGCGAACCTTGTCGGCCTCCGTGTGCATATCGATATGGTTCAAGCCCGCACGTGTGTATGCGGCATTGGCGGCATCTTTGAGGAGGTCTGCAAAGGCGTGGCGACGACTACGGCCTGTGGTGTGCAGGTCGAGTATGGCATTGCCGAGAGTGTCCTTACCTGCCCGAGCATAGCCGGTGATGAGGTAGACTGTTGGGCGCAGGATTGTTACGTGTTCCATATCAGAACGCAGGTTTGAATGAGCTCACGTCGTAATCGACATAGGTCTTACCGCCAAACTCACGCGGCTCGCCCTTCTTGACTGTTGCCTTAACCGACTTCTTAACGACTGCGTTAATAGCGTCAGCGATTGAAAACTCATCGGTGATTGTTGCCGTGGATACTTTTTGACCGCCTGCTGCTTCGAGGAAGGAAGCGAGCCGAGGCATTGCCTTAGGTGTGCCGAAGAAAGTGCACTTAACGTAAGCGCCGCATTGCGAGCGTAAGCCGACTTTGACAAGTGGCATACCCTTAC